AACGCGCTAAAGTCGCCTGTATGGAACCAGCCACGACCAAAGAACTGTCTGAAACGCTTGGCATCACTGTCGCACGCATTTCTCAACTTAAGACTGAAGGGCGTTTTGACGGATGTTTCACGGTGAGCCGAAACCGTATCTTGTGGGACAAGGACAGGGCAGTCCAGGCATACAAGGACGGCAACCCAATGGTTGGGTTATCCGAACGGGTGTCTAGTGCAGACATGGAAATCCCATCGTTCAATGAAAGCAAGGCCAAGTCTGAGCACTTCCGTGCTGAGCTGGCGCGGCTAGATCTGGAGACAAAGGAGGACCAGCTTGTGGAGGCAAGCAGGGTAGAGCGCGAGGCGTTTACGGTGGCGCGTAGCGTGCGTGATGCGTTGAACACAATTCCAGACCGAGTGTCAAACCAACTGGCAGCCGAGAGCGATCCGGTGATCATCCACCAGTATTTGAGCGAGGAGATCCGTAAGGTGCTCGAGAGGTTGACCAATGCGTGATGGTGGGCAGATTTACCGGCAGTCGTTCTTGGAGGGTTTGCGGCCTGACCTTGACCTAACGGTTAGCCAGTGGTCGGACATGTACCGGATGCTGTCGAGCAAGGCATCGGCTGAACCTGGGCCGTGGCGGACAGATCGCACTCCTTACCTCAAGGAGATCATGGATTGCATGTCAGCCAATAACACAACGCAGAAGGTGGTGTTCATGGCTGGTGCGCAGTTGGGCAAGACGGAGGCGATCAATAATGTGGTGGGGTACATGATTGCGCATGCGCCTGGGCCGGCATTATTTGTGCAGCCGACGATTGAGATGGCCAAGCGTCTTAGCAAGCAGCGGCTGGAGTCATTGATCAATGAGACACCGTGCTTGGCGGAAAAGATTGCGCCGGCTAGGAGTCGGGACAGTGGGAACACGATGTTTAGCAAGGAGTATCCGGGCGGGATTTTGCTGCTCACTGGCGCGAATAGCGCGACGGGTCTGCGATCTGCTCCTTGCCGTTGGATACTGCTGGATGAGGTAGATGCGTTTCCATCAGACGTTGATGGTGAAGGCGACCCATGTGCGCTGGCAGAACGCCGTGCGTCAACTTTTAGCAGGCGCAAGATCATCTTGACCTCGACGCCAACGATCAGGGACATGTCTCGTATTGAGACTGAGTATTTGGCTAGTGACCAGCGACGATTTTTTGTGCCGTGCCCACATTGTGAGCACAAGCAATGGTTGCAGTGGAAGAATTTGCAATGGAGGGATGGCGACCCGAAGACAGCGGCTTATGTATGTGAAAGCTGTGGGGCGCACATCCCGGAGCATTTTAAATCGGAGATGCTACGCAAGGGAGAGTGGCGTGCAACTGCCACTAGCGAAGACCCGAGGACCGTTGGGTTCCACCTGTCGTCGTTGTATTCGCCACTGGGCTGGAAGAGCTGGCAAGAGATCGTGATGGAATTTCTGCGATCCAAGAATGACGCACCGCTGCTGAAGACGTTTGTCAACACGATCCTTGGCGAAACGTGGGAGGAGGAGATTGGTGCCAAGCTTGGTGCTGATAACTTGGCGGAACGGGCTGAGTTTTACCCCGCTAGCGAGATTCCGCGTGGTGCTTCGGTTGTTACTGCTGGTGTTGACGTGCAGGACAATCGTGTCGCGGTCGGGATTTATGCATGGGGTGGCGGCGAGGAGTGTTGGCTGATCAGCCATGGAGAGATTTACGGCGATCCAGCAGGCAGCAAGTTGTGGGAGCAAATCGATGACCTCGTTTTAAGGGACTATCCAGTGGAAGGCGGTGGCACCACACGGGTTTCGGCCATTGGGATTGATTCTGGTGGCCATTACACCTCAGAGGTCTACACCTATGCGCGTAGCCGACGAGGTGATGGTGTGTTTGCTTTGAAGGGGCAGTCTGTCCGCAACAAACCGCCTATTGGGAAGCCTTCCAAGGTGGATATTAGCTACAAGGGCAAAGTGCTGAAGAATTCAGCGGAGGTGTACCCGGTTGGAACGGACACGATCAAGGCAACGCTGTTCGGGCGGCTGAAGCACAACGAGCCTGGGCCTGGGTACATCCATTTCCATGCGGAGGCTGGGCATGACTACTTCAAGCAGTTGACGGCAGAGCGACAGGTGGTGCGGTATGTGAAGGGATTCGCCATTCGCGAATGGAAGAAGAAGGCAGGGGATCGTAACGAGGCGCTGGACTGTTTCGTGTATTCGTTTGCGGCATTGAATTTTTTGTACATGCGATACAACCGTGCGACTATTTTCGAGCAGTTTTCGCGTAAGCTGGGCAGCGTGCCTGTAAATGCGCAAAAAGCGGAGCCAGCACCGATAGAATCGGCCTATCGGCCTCAACGGCGACGCAATGCCCGGCCCTCCACATCGTTCGTAACAAACTGGTGACCATCCTTGTTCCTGAACTGATCTACGCCGGCGACACGGTCATTTTTGACGTACCGGAGTTTACGGACTCGATCGGCACAACGATTAGCAGTGGGACGTACACGTTGAAGTGGTATGCGAGGACCAATACGGCATCTGAGGGCACGACGATCACTGGAGCAGCGGAGAGCACTGGTTGGCGGGTGACGGTGCCGGCAGCGACGACGTTGACGTTTGACGCAGGGTTGTGGTCGTGGCAGGCGATTGCGACGTACTCAACGCTGCAGTACACGGCTGGCCGTGGTCAGTTTACGGTGAAGGGCAGCGCGGCTTACACGGGGACGCCGGGTGCGTTCGATGACCGATCTCGCGCTGAGATTGACTTGTCTTACGTTGAGACAGCAATCAGGACCTTGTCTCAGGGCGGCATGGTGCAGGAATACACGATCGGAAACCGCAACTTGAAGCGGTATAAAATGCCTGAGCTGCTCCAACTGAGGGATGTCTTGAAAGCTGAAGTGGATCGTGAGCGACGAGCTGACAAGATTAGGCAGGGCCTCGGCAATCCCGGCGTCGCCCGCGTGAGGTTTACCTGATGGCACTTTTTGGCTTTGGTCGTACCGCCGGCCTAAAGAAGGACTTGATAAAGGCGCAGCAGCGCAATCTGAACCTGAAGCGTGCATATGCTGCTGTCGCAAGCAACCGTCTTACTTCTGACTGGATCAGCCTTGGCACCAGTGCCGACAGTGAGATCAGGAACAGCCTTCGACTGCTTCGCAATCGCGCTCGCCAGTTGGTTCGTGATTCTGATTTTGCCAAGGCAGCTCTGAGGGCAGTCCGCAACAACGTGGTTGGTACTGGCATCAAGCATCAGTCGCAGGTGCAGATGGCGCGTGGCGGCAAGCTTGATGATCGTTTCAATACAATGATCGAGAAGCAATGGAATCAGTGGACATCTGCTGATACTTGCCATGTTGGCGGCCAACTTAGCTGGGTTGAAATCCAACGGTTGTCGATCACGTCAATGTTGGAGTCGGGTGAGGTATTCATCAGGCTGATCAATCAAAAGTTTGGTGATAGCAAGGTGCCGTTGGGCCTTGAGGTGCTCGAGGCTGATCTACTGGACGATGACTACACAGGCATCGAGGCAAACGGCAACCGTGTTCGGATGGGCGTCGAAATCGACAAGTGGGGCCGGCCTGTTGCTTACCACTTCTTGCGCAATCACCCTGGTGATTACCAGTTCACTGGGTCGGCTGTGGTGGCAAGACAGCGCCAGCGGATTGTTGCACAAGATGTCATTCATCTTTTTTCGGTGGAGAGGCCGGGTCAGACCCGTGGTGTGACGGCATTTGCGTCGGCGATCATGCGGCTGCGGAACCTCAGTGGATATGAGGAGGCTGAGATTGTGGCGGCACGGGCTTCGTCAGCAATGATGGCGTTCGTGCGTACACCAGATCAGGAGCTGTTTGAGGATGGCAAGTATCAGGACGATTCAGTTCTGGACTTTTCGCCCGGCTCGATTCGTCGTCTGGCACCTGGAGAGGAGATGCAGTTCTTCTCGCCCACCCGGCCGGATGATGCATTCACCCCGTTCGTAGCCCAGATGCTGCGTGCTGTGGCATCAGGCGTTGGGTGCTCCTACACGCAGATCAGCAGCGACTTCAGCCAGAGCAACTACAGCTCCTCGAGGCTGGAGCTACTCGAAACCCGTACGCATTACAAAACATTACAGCAGTACCTGATTGAGGCGCTTTGTGAGCGCGTCTACGAACGCTGGATGGAAATGGCAGTGCTGGCAGGTGTTTTGGTGTTGCCTGGCTACGAGCTGGATCCTGAGCGGTACGAGGAGTCCAAGTGGATACCACCGGCTGCTCAATTTGTTGATCCACAGAAAGAGGCTGATGCCTACAAGTCACTGATTCGGAGCGGGATCATGACGCTGTCGCAGGTCATCGCCTTGCATGGCGGTGATTTTGACGATCAGATGCGGCAACGTCAGCATGAGCTTGCAACTGCTGATGAGCTTGGGATTGTATTGGACACTGACCCTTCGGAAGTATCAAGCAACGGTGTGGCGCAGTCAGTGCCGGTAGCACCGACTGAGCACCCTGCAAACCATGAAGAGGATGAGGAGGAGTAATGGCAAAAGTAGGCAACAAAGAAATCAACCTGATGCCAACCGAGGGCATGAGGACTGAGGCGGAGCGTTATCGCGCATGGAAGGCTGATGGCGAGCAAGGCGGCACAGAGGTGGCAGCACGCAGGGCCAGCCAGATCCTGTCAGGTGATGAGCTAAGCCCTGACACCGTGATCACCATGGCGGCATGGTTTGCGCGTCATGAGGTGGACAAGCAGGGCCAAGGATTTACACAAGATGAAGA